ATTGAGTGCTTTTATTAAATTATTTTGCATTTACATATATTTTCCCTTGACCATTGTAATTTTGGCATAAATATAAATATTGTCCGCTTTTTTACATCTATCTCTGTTTCTAAATTGTTAAATCCTTGTACCATATCAAAATCATATTCGTCTGGAATTTCAGAAACTGTTTCATAATATTCATTTGTAATAAATATCATAAATGAAGCCTGTGAATTTTCATTTGTTTTTAAAACATATTCCCCTGCTTTTAGATCATTGTTTTTATTCTCTACACCTAAAACAACATACCTATACTCTTTCTCTGTTCCATCATCAAAAACAATTTTATCTTTCTTTGTATCTTTTAAATTCCATTCATATTTCGTAATATGTGTTATATCAGCCTTTTTCATTCTACCACCTGCTATACTTCCTACTACTATAATGATAATTAGCCAAACCCACCATTTCTTATAAATTGTTTTTTTCTCCATATATAATCCTCCTTTTTTTATTTCATAAAAGGATTATATCATACATTTATTGTCGAATTTTGTCGAATTTTGTAATTTTAATATGCTAATCCAAATTTTCTATTTATATAATTAAATGCATTGTCTAATTCTGCATTTGTCATTTGTTGTGGATAAAAATTAACTACTACCTGATTATTTGTGTTTCCCGCCTGTTTTAGTGCTTCTGACATATATTTTGTTAGGGTTCTATCTAATGGAATTACCGCTTCTGCAGATTTTCCTTCTCCTATCATTGCTAGAGTTGCCTTGTCAACAATTCCTCCCTTTGCCAATGTAGGTATATGTGGAATATTAATTCCTTTGCCTCCAACCTCTGGAACCCAATCAGGAACTTGTATTTTATTTAATCCATCTATAAATCCATTTAATTTATTTATAATCCAATTTATAGGCGTTTTGAATAAACCTTTTAATGCTTCAAATGTATTTCCGAATGTTTCTTTAACTCCATCCCAAGCTTTTTTCCAATCTCCACTAAAGACACCAGACACAAATTGGATTAATCCTTTTAGTACACCTGTAGCACCTTTAACTATTATGCCAACTTTTTCAAAAACGCTTGATATAATTTTACCTGCAACTGTAAAAACCTTTTCTATTATTGGGCTGAATGTTTCCCATAAGTATTTTGCTAATGGAACAATAATATCATTCCACAACATAGAAATTATGTCTTTAATACTGTCTACTGTAGGTTTTATATACTCATTATATGTTTTTAGCATACTATTACCTATTTCTATCATAGAATTTCTAAAAGTTTCACTTTTATTCCATAATAGAGTAAATCCTGCTGCTAATGCTGCAACCACTCCAATTATAATTCCTATTGGCCCTGTCAATGCGGTTAAAACACCACTCAAAGCTCCTGCTCCACTAGATAGTCCCGCAATTAATCCACTAATCTTTGATAATACGCTCATTATTGTACCGCCAATCGAGATTAATTTTCCTAATATAATTAATGCTGGTCCCAACGCTGTTATTATTAATCCAATTTTAGTAATTGTTTCTTTTTGGTTATCATTTAGACCCTTAAACCAATCAACAACCCCTTGAAGTTTTTCGGTTATTTTCTTTATTGTTGGGAATAAGCTTTTGCTTAATTCTCCTGTTAAATCTTGAAAAGTTTTCTTTAACTTGCTTACTTGTCCTGACAAGGTATTTGCCATCTCTGCTTGTCCGCCATAATATTTACCACCAATACTTGCTGATTTCTGTAATGCAGCAGACAGGTCTTCATAAGTTATATCCATTTTTTTAATTTCAGCTGTTGTTTTTCCTGTATAATCTGCTAAAATTCCATATATATCAATACCTGCCATACCAAATTGTCTAATGTCCATTGCACTTGCTTTTCCAACATTTTTTATTTGTTGTAAGTTTGATGCCATACGTCCTAAAGTATCATTACTTCCACCAGTTAATGCGATTGCATCACTTAATGCTGAAATTGTATTTCTTGCATCATCTGCACTTTCTCCTGTTGTTATCAACATTTGATTTGCTTGTATTAATTCTTTTGTGTCAAAAGGAGATGTCTGCCCCTGTTTTTTTATAGCATCTACTGCCTTTTCTGCATCTTCCGCACTTCCTAGGAACGTTTTAAATGCTGTTGTGTATCTTTCTATATCTGCATTATATTTTGTACCAGCCACAAACAGGCTTCCTACTGCTGCACTTAAAACGCTAACTTTCTTACCTACATTAGTTACGGTATCTCCAAATGATTTCATTTTGGACCCCAAATTTTCTAAATTGTGGCTCATTTGTGCCCATTTTGATGCTTCTAGATTAAGTTCTTTTAATCTGTTTTCAGTGCTTATAATTTCTCTTTGTAAATTCCTATATTCTGCTGAATTTAAATCTCCTCCAGCCTCAATAAACATTTGTTGTGCTTTTTTTAGTTCTTCTACTTTCTTTGTTGTCTGTGCAATATTTTCTTTTAATACAGTTTGTTTTTGAGATAAAAGCTCTGTGTTGTGAGGATCTAATTTCAGCAAAGAGTTAATTCCTCTTAATTCTTTGCTCAAACTAGCTGTAGCAGAATTAACACTTTTTAATGCCTTCTGTAATCCTGAGGTGTCCCCTCCTATTTCTACTATTATTCCCTTTATACTTCCTGCCATGTTTCCCTCCATTAAAATAAGAGGGCTTCCCCTCTTATCCTAATAATTTATCAATATCTCTTTGTGTTGCTCTTTTTTCCTTTTTGTTGTCTACATAACAAAGCATTATTTTAGCAATATCTTTATATGAAAACTGTTTTAAATCGTCTATTCGTAATCCTATTTTTAAACAACTTGCAATAAAATTATGTTCTTCTAATGCTTCATTTTCTTCTTTATCACTTTTAGGTATTTTTTCCATTTCTTTGATTAATTCGTTATCAACAAAATGAACTAACGGCAAATTCCGTTACCTCGCCTATCCATGATTCAGATAAATCTAATTTAGTTATTCCTTTTAGCCATTCTTCAAAACTACCAATATTGTTATTTGCTGTATATATTAAGATATAGGCAATTCTTTCTATAACATCAATAAAATCATCCAAATTTTCCATCATAGACTTATTTATTTCTTTTTCTATTTCTTCATCAGACATTTTTTTTGCTTTAAGTTCTTTTCTTAAACTTTCTTGTTTATCTGAAAACTCACTTAAAACTTTGATGTCTGCAAATATACCTTTTCCAAATACAGTTTTATATTGAAATCTTGTAAAAGCATTGCAGTCTATTGGATATTCTTTACCGCAAATTGTTATTGTTTTCATAAATTACCTCCTATACACCAGAACCTGATGGAACAGCATTTTTCTCATATACTTGTGTGAAGAATGCATCATATACTGCTTGATTTTCTGTTGTTGGCTCTATAACTGCTTTTATAGCTTTGTCTGTGCTTCTAGCAGACATTGTTATAGATATTGTATCTGTTTGTGGTTCTTTTGATTCTTCAATAGTATTCATTTCTGCACTTGGTCTTGCTGCTGTACAATCAAAATATACGAATCTTCTTTTCTTTTTATCTCCTTCAATTTCTCCCATTAGAGCAAATCTTGCATTAATATCATCAGCACTTTCAAATAAAGCACCATTTGAGTCTGCTGTTTGTCCTAATATTGCTGTTAAGAACTCATCAGGAGTCATTGCTAACTCTAAATCTCCTGAATATCCTTGATTTGATACTGCTATATAATATTTAATATTATCAGCATAAAAAGGTGTTGTTTCTCCTTCTGGGTCAGCACTTAAAGAAACTGCACCAGGCATTGCGAAAGGTGTTCCGTATGTTATTACACCATTTTCTTCAGTTATTTTAGCAATATGTACATTGCTTAATCCAAATTTAACTTTGTTCTCTGACATTTGTTTTTCCTCCTTTAAATTTCAAAAAAATAACTTACTTGCCAAACATCTTCGTCTGATAAGTAAGTTTCTTCAGTCTTATTCCAAGCTATATCGCCTAGAATTTCATCTTCTATTTTATTTTGCATTACTAAGTCTTTAACCAAATACGTATAATCTAATTGGATTGGTATATCTTTTGAATATACTTTATTATCTGCCATAAAATTATCTGTTCCAGTCATTATCGCAACTAAATGCGGAGGTTCTGTCGGTTTTTTAAATGCACCATAAGCATACTTGAATCCTGCATTTACGCATTTTATTTTTAATTCTTCTAGTGTCATTTTGACCTCCTTATCTTTTCTTTTAACTGTTTTTCAAATTTTTCTTTATATTTTTCTTCTACAGGACGAATATGAGGAATTGCTTTTGTTCTTCCACCATTTCTTGTGGCATGTCTAAATTCTAAAAGATGAGTTAATTGATAGTTTGTCTTGTTCCATACTTTTACTGTATAATAGTTCTTATTCTTTTTATCTTTTCGAACAGTCCAACCTTTAGCATAATCCCCAGTTCTTTTAGGAGATGTTTGCTTTAGCTCATCTCTTGCTTCTTTCCCTATTTGGGTTGAAGTTTCTTCGACTGCCTCTCCTATATCTTCAACATATATTTCTAAATAATCTTT